CTGATAGTCATAACTTCCTTCTTCGTGTTCGTCTGTAATCCATTTAGCTGAATTTTCTACGGAGTATATCTTACTTGTTACAAGTCTGTTAATCAAGTTTTTTGATGGGTCCACACCCATAGATGCATCAAACATTTTAAGCCTATTATTAGGCTGTATTGCGAAGTTTCCGTCCTCTAATTGAAGAACATGACCACATTTATGCTGGTCTGGTTTCTCTGAGTAACCAAAATTTAATTCGTTAAAGTCACCTGCGCACCAGTCAATTGTAAATAGGTATTTACCTTTACGTTTTACTTTACGTCTTGATGTGTATTGCATGGTTGCACCAGCTAATTCATAAAAAGTTGTGACACTTACATTGTAACTGAAGCTATCCCACATAACTAATTCATCTAAAGGTAATTCTTTTACACCTGGTTTGGTGCAGAAAGCTGAGATAGGTGCTCGCCACCATAGACCGCCGTCTTCCATTAAGAAATGAAACAACGGTACTCTGTTTGGTATAGAACTAAAACCAAATACCCCTACTTCAAAATATTTATCGTGAGAATCTTTTTGATCTCTTAAATAATTACCTCTGACATAACATTCTATGACAGGTATGTTTGCATTTAAATAAGCCATTAGTCATTAATCTCCCCCCAATTATCTCCCGATTCATAATCGACTTTGTTGGGGACTTCTAAACTAACAGCATGTTCCATAATTTCAATAACCTTTTTTGCCTGTGCGTCATCTTCAATTGATAAATCTAATTCATCATGTATTTGTATATGTGGGACTATTCCTTCTTTATGTAATTCTAACATAGATTTTTTGGTCATGTCCGCTGCAGAACCTTGAATTAATTTGTTTAATGCTTTATAAGTATATGCTCTTTTTATTCCTGGTCCATGTTCTGCCAGCGCATCTTCATGAGTCATAGCTTTATGCATACCAAAACTATTTGGTTCCCATAAATGAAACCTACATAATCTGCCTAGCAATGTACGTATTTGTCCACGATCTTGCGCTCTGTTAGATGCTTTTTCCATAAGCTGTTTAACAAAAGGTACACGATTGTGATACGTGTTAAATAATTCAGCTGCTTTATCTTTTGATACACCAAGTTCAGCCTGGAGTTTTGCTTTACCCATTCCATAAAACAAACCTAAGTTAATTGTTTTAGCTTGTGATCTAGGTATGTCTGCCATGTCAGCTACTGTTTGGTGAAAGTCTGAGTTAGGATCATTTTGATAAGCATCTACTACATCATAAACTGATGGTAGTTTATATAATGCCGCATAGTGTACAACAAGACGAGGTTCTTGCTGTGAGTAGTCAAAGACTCCCCATTTACAACCTTCTTCTGGAATAAATAACGATCTTATCTTAGGACCAAGATCTTTGTTACGTGCTGGAATCTGTTGCAGGTTAGGATTCTGATAAGAGAATCTTCCTGTAACTGTACCACCACCTGCATTTCTTAATTGGTTTATCTCTGCATGAATTCTACCTTTGTGTTCGTAACGCAAAATAGAATCTATAAAAGTTGTATGTGCTTTGTTAACTTCTCTTGCTTTTGCAATCATATTAACAACAGGATGTTTGTGTTCTTGTAAAAAGTTTTTTGTAAAACTTGGTGCTTGTGTTTTTTCTGTGCGTTCAAATTCTATTTTTAAATTTTCAAACACCTCTGCAATAGAAGCAGCAGCCCATATCTGTGGACGTACATTTGTTTCTTTTTCAATTGCATTTAATAGTTCGTTCTCTTCATCTATTAAAATTTTCTTTAAGTTCTGTGCTCGTTCTACGTCTACTCTTACACCTTTAAATCTCATGTCTACCAGGCAAGGAAATAAATCTGTTTCTAAATTAAAAATAGACTCTAAATCTTGTGCAATAATTTCTTTTTTCATCTCCTGCCATAAACCAAACGTTGCCTCAGCATCACGTTCTGCATATGCGCCCACATTCATTGAAGGAAGTTTGTACATTTCAGACTTAGGATCAATACCCCATTCAGCTGCTGCTTCTGCAAGTGCAGCTTCATTTTTACCAAAGCCTAAATATTTCCAGGACAAACTATTAAGATCATATCTAAATCTATTCTCATCAGTCACAGCTGCGGCTATCATTGTGTCAACAATCATACCATTAACAGTTAACCCCATGGCTCTTAACCAACAAACATCATACATTGCATTATGAAATATTTTTGTAGAATTTGTTTTAAGAATATCTTTTATCCATTCTAAAACTTTTTTCTTTTCCATGTTCCCACCGCCTTCATGTGCGAAAGGAAAATATCCTTTGTAATGTGCAGTTGCTACGGCAATACCTATAACTTCTCCATTACCTATAATAGATCCAGATCCTTTTTTAATTAAATCTGGGTCTCTTGTTTCTAAATCGATTGCAATTTCGTCAACCTCTCTAAGGTCTGGAAATTCTGTTGGTACTACCCATTCTGTTTGGGCACTAAACGTAGGTATCTTCATGATGTTAAATAACAAAGAACCAAAATACATGTAAACAAACCCATGTAATGAGGTATGTGATTATTTGGTTCCATAGTCCCTCTCTAGTATCATTTCTAAAAAATGCATTGCTTTTAATATGTCTTGCTTCTTTCCCTTGTCACGATGTCTTATGATATATTTTATAGCACAACCTTCAGGATATAGCAATTCATTCTCTACTACAAACTTACTCGGCTGTATCTTGTACTTTTGATAGTGACTCCCGCCGTGTTGCTTATCCCAAACTTTCGATGTCATAACCCTTGTCCTCCTGTTTTGCTGTTAGTATATATAAATTTTGTTTGGTACGTGTGACACCAACATACCAAACTCTTTGTTCTTCGTCGTACTTCTCTAAATTTTTTTCTGTGGCTTCTCTTATCTTTTGAGTATTGTCTAGAATTAATAAAACATTTGTAGCCTCTCCACCTTTTGCTGCATGAATAGTAGAAAGTTTTACTCTTGCATCTTGTGATAATTTTTCTTTGTTGTTTAACATGTCTCGAATGTACAAACATTCTTCATAGTCAACTATAAACACTTCATACCATTCGTTTGATTTATCTAAATCAAACTCTTTTAAGTCATACATTTTTTCTTCTGTAGGATTTGAGTTTTGTCCTATACACTCTAGAATATCTTTTACCTCAGACAAAGATAATAACTCTCCTTTCTGCCATCGGGTATAATTTTTAATTGCTGTATACAATCTTGTCTTATAACTCTTTCTTCCTTTTATTTCAAAGTAAATACCCATTTCTTTTAAAATAGGTTTCAACTTAAATAATTTTTCATTAGTCCTACCTAGTATTAACCAGTCGCCTTCATACAAAGGTGCATCTTCTATTGATGTAATATAATTCGTGGTCCCTGTTTCCGGACGCGGTGCCCATTGTTTTTTAATTCTTCTGTCATCAGGTATTCGACTCAGTATTTGATCTGCAATGTGTTGAACAGATCGTGGCACCCTGTAGGATTGTGGCAAAACTATGTCTTTAGCAGATTCGTCCTGGAATCTTTTAACATCTGCACCAGCCCAGCCATAAATAGCTTGATCGTCATCGCCTGCTAGTATAACATATTTAGAGTTTTCTTTAAGTATATCGTACATTTTCCACTGTATCGGTGACAGATCCTGAGCTTCATCAACAAATACTACGTCAAATTTTGGACACAATTCTGCCACATTAAATTTTTCAATCATGTCTGTGAAGTCTACCAAGCCATATGCCTGCTTATAGTTTTCTACTTCCTCTTTTAAAATTCTTAAAAAATGTTTGTCAATATCTTCAGAGTACATATCCGTATTGTATTCATCTTCTATTGAAACATTTTTAATTCTAGCTGCATTAATTAAATTAAAGTATTCGCTATCTGAATCTACAAATCCTGTCTTCTCTTCTCCATTAGAATAAACTGTTACCTCTATGCCTAGCTTTCTACCTATGTCTTCATAGTGTTCGTCTTGCATAACTTGAGCTTTCTTTATACCTAACCTGTTAAATGCTAGAGAGTGTAGAGTCCTAAAATATTTAAGATCTTTTCTTTGAAACGCTGTGTGATAATCTAACATACGATCGATTGCTTCGTTTGCAGCTTTAGTTGTAAATGCAAAGTATCCTATTTTATCAATAGGTGTACCAAGTTTTACAAATGTTTTTACATAATGTAAAAGTTTTGTAGTCTTACCTGTACCTGGAGGACCCAATATTTTTCTAATCACATGATCTCCGTGTTGTGTTTTATTTTAGTATGGTTAATTTCTATGTCTTCAAATTCATCTATGTTTATCATTACAATGTTTTTTGTAGGTGTATTGTATTTATTTTTTACAGTACTTGGATATCTCTTTTGTTCTAAAAACTGTATATCACATTTTTTATAATTTGTTTTCATCATGACTCCTGTTTTATCCTCACCATGCTTCCAGTTCTTAGATCTAAGCTTGTCATAAAACTTATCAAATTTAAAATATGCATAACCATCTTCTACTAATACTGCACCGGATTTAAAACTCACATCATTAAGAGCCTTTGGTCCATTTATTTTTGCATGCAAGACATCATGTAATTTTTCTTTTGGTGATGTACCAATAGGAGGGTTGATTATTTTTTGCGTTGAAAACAAACTTTCTAATACAGTCTGATCTTCGGGTGCTTTTATAATTGGTGGTGGGAATCCTGCAGCTTTTGCAATTGAATTCCTACGTTTACGTTGATCTGTTACATGCTCTATTGTTTTACAATGCACTGTTGCTTTACCTATGCCATCAGGTTTAGTTACATCAAACTCATACTCAGGATCAGGTTCTATATCTATTTTTCTTAAGTTTGTTAGTACAGGGTATTGTCCTTTCGAACCTGCCAATACTCCAAATTTTTTCTTAACACATATACCTTTTTTACAGAACTCACTAATAGGACTTTGATTACAGGTATAACCTTTTTCAGATTTATTCCACGATCTTGTTTTTTGTTTTAATTTGTTGTCGTCCCATGCGTTTGCATGTTCTCTTGCAAAATATTTTACTGGTGCATTCTTTACTTTTTGTTCCCAACTATCTGGATATTTCATTTTTACAAAGACATGATAATTATACATAAATCTATCTTTGCCGTCAAAGTCTGGTTGATTAGATATCTTAGATATTAAGGCTAAACATGGTGGCCCTTCTATAAAATCCTCATCAACACCTTCCATAGATTTCTTTTCCATATTTTCGGTTAATGTTTTTAAGTCATCGACAGAAGTTAAGTTTGCTTTTACGACCTCAATAAATTGTTCGAGTGTAAAGAATGTACCGTCTATGTTTAACGCTTTACGTTTTGTGCTTTCAAAGTATGGTAAATTTATAAACTGTCCTGGTTTTAAAATTCCTGATTCCGGATCCTTTGTTAGTTGTGTTTGTTTAGGAAATATTTCACAGTCAGATTTGAGATTAAATATAGGTAATAGATTACTTAAAAAAGATACTATGATTGTAGACTTTACAAATTCATTCATAAATAAATATAAATGCAATCCACCACTTTTAGATTCAATAGGTATAAGAGGTAGGTTGTATTCTTGTATAGTCTCTAGATAAAATTGTTTGTCAAAATTTTCGTATTGTTTAGGGTCAATGTCTATGACTCCAAACTTAGCGTTGCCGCTTTCATTAGTTGGTTGGATCCCAACAGATATTTTTCCGCTTAAATGTTC